CCCCGACAGCTCCCGTTGTACCCGTCGGTCCTGCCGCGCCAGCAGTACCCGCAGCACCGGTCGTTCCAGTGGGCCCAGTCGTTCCCGTAGGCCCGGTTGGACCAGGGACGCTCGAGGCTGCTCCAGTCGTGCCGGTTGGGCCGGTAGTTCCAGTAGCACCGACTGCACCCGTTGTTCCAGTAGGACCAGTCGTTCCGGTAGGCCCGGTAGAGCCTACGGCCCCCGTGGTTCCAGTGGGTCCGGTGGCACCCTGAGCGCCGGTCGTTCCTGTTGGACCGGTGGTACCAACAGCGCCAGCGGTCCCTGTCGGCCCCGTCGGGCCATCGATACCTGTGGGCCCAGTCGGGCCGGCAACGGTAGAGGCGGAACCTGTGGGGCCAGTCGGGCCTTCTGGACCGGACGGGCCCGTAGGACCCGTCCCGCCCGGTACCTGGAGATCAGCGATCAGTGGCATGGGTTAGAACCAGGTGCCTCCAGCCTTGAAGTACACGTCGCCATTGGTGGTGTTCAGGTAGTAGTCGCCGTTGACGCCGGTCGCATCGCTCGGAACGCCAGCACCTGAATACCATGCGGATCCATCGACACCAGCCGTACCGGCGGCACCCGTGGTTCCCGCCACACCAGTCGCTCCGGTATAGCCGGTCGCACCAGGAGAGCCAGTCGTGCCAGTCGCGCCCGGCCCACCAGGGGCTCCAGCCGTTCCAGTCGGGCCAAAGATATTCGCCACGATGCCCATCATGTCTCCTTGGTCTGTTGCGGCTTCGCCGTTTGTTCCGGCTTCGCCGTTGGCGATGGTTCAGATGGAGCGGCAGCACCAGTTGGTCCACGTTGCGGCACTGCCTTATTGGACCAGGCAACCTGCTTGACGTTTCCAACGAGAGGCACGGCCACTCCTTCCTAGAACCAGGTGCCGCTTACCTTGATGTAGATATCGCCTGTCGAGACGTTGAGGTGGAAGTCTCCATCGATGCCATCAGCATCACTGGGTACACCAGGAGCGGCGAACCATTTCGTCCCTGGAGCTCCGGTCGCTCCTGTCGCACCGGTCGGACCAGTCGCACCATCGCCAGTACCAGTTCCCGATCCGGGTGGACCGGGAGGACCCGTTGGACCAGTCGGGCCAGTCGCACCACCTCCAGTAGAGCGATGACCACCGCCAGCGAGGATGGTGACCTCGCCCGGAGCGCCTTTCTCGCCGCGCTTGCCCTGGGCACCAGTCGCTCCGACCGGTCCCGGCTCACCCCGTGGGCCCCGTTCACCCCGGGGACCAACGACCCCGTCAACGCCGTCGATCCCATCCTTGCCATCGATCCCGGCGGCACCGGTATAGCCCATCGGGCCGACCGCACCCTCGATGCCCTGCGGGCCCTCGATCCCCTGCGGCCCCTGGGGACCGATCTCAGGTGGGAGCTCTTCGCGGGCGATGAGCGCAGCGATCAGCTCCTCTTCGAGACTCATGGAGCGGGCTCCTGGCGTACCCCTGAGATCCTCCCATTCGCATCGCGCTCGATGACCGTTCGCTTTGGTTCATCGGAGAAGGAGATCTCAACGGTCTTGTTGTTGCCATCTCGAACGATATCGGGTGTCTTGGCGGCTCGCGTCGCCTGGACGTCGTTGACCGCCTTGAGTAGCAGATCGGTATGCGCGGCTGAATCCTGCCGGTCACGGTCGAAGTGGTCCTTGACGAGAGCGGAGATCCCAGTCGCGATGCCAGCGAGGTCGAGCAGCTCGGTGTTCTTCTTGGGCTGCGCGTCAAGTACCTGCTGGACGATCAGCGGAGCCAGGGCCGTTGCCATGTCCTCGACCGACTTACTCGAAGCCGATGCTGCGGCATGGCTGGCCTGCTGCATCTCGAGCATCTCGCGGACGGTCGGCACATCGCTGATATCGACCGCACCCTGGGGTGTGGCCATGATCAGCTTGCCCTCCATCTCCGGGATCGGCTCTCGGCCTTCATCGAGCCTGGCTTCATTGATGAAGCGCCAGGGCACACCGGCCAGGGCCTTTTCGTAGATGGCGGCCTTGGCCGTGCTTTCCTTGAGGTTGAGCGCGGTGAAGCGGAAGGCCAGGTTGTTGGCCATGCCACCGAAGCTCTTGTCCCAGACGACCTCTTCGGTCAGGTACTCCTGGATGTTCGACATGAGCGGCCGGAGCCCACGGTCCTCGGACACCTGCATCTGGATCTCAGAGGTGGAGCGGTTGACGTCGAACGTGACGCCCAGGTCCTGCGGGGTCAGGCCGAACACGACGGCGATCTTGCGCACGAGGTAGATCTGCCACTCGAGGAACTGCTGGTCACGGTTGCTATCGCGGAACTTGATGAAGGACGGGGCCTTGCTGCCACCGATGAAACCCAAGGGCCCCCGACCGGCGACCTCGGACTCGAAGAAGTCACGGAACTTCTCGACCTGCGGCTCGGTGAAGCCTTCACCCAGGTTGATGATGCCATCGGGTGCGGCGTTCTCGACCTGGCGACGGTTGAACTCCGAGGCGGCGAGTTCGGCCTCGACCGACGCTCGCAGGGTTTCGAGTGCCGGAAGACCCACTGGACTGTCAGTCCTTGGGTTCATCATCATGTAGATGAAGTCGTCGTTCACCCAACGCGCTTTCTCGTTGATCCCATCGGGATACCAGAAGTAGCGAGCGGTCTTTGGGTCGCCATCCCACATGGCGTTGACCTTGATCTGGGCGGCGTTGGTCGGCCACAGTTCACGCAGGTTGCCCGACAGGTCGCGGACCTTCTCGATGCAGCCAGCGTCGAGGATAAGCAGGTCGTCGGTCATCGGCTCGATGAACCCACGGTACGAGTCATTGGCTGGGTTCGGGGTACGGAAGAGCTTTCGGATGGCATCCTGCTGGCGCTTGCTATAGGGACGCCGCTGGTCGAACGGAACGATGTCCCACTCAGCCGAACTGACCTGAGTACGCCGGATCTGGACCGCGCCACGGACCCACTCACTCGTCTTGGCCCAGTGTCGATAGACCCGGGCGTTCTGGACGGGGACTTTGCCATCCCAGGTGAAACCCGCTGCGATCGCTCCACCCTGCGGCAGGTTGGCCGGTGATGCCTGGCGGTCCTTCTGGACCTGAAGAGCTCGGCTATCGCCCTGGACAACAAGCGACCGGTCGCGTCTGACCAGCTTGGTGATGGCCCCGCTCATCGTCCGTGCTCCCGGAAGTGCTTGGCGACCAACTTACGCTGGGTCGTGTTGAGGTAGTTCTTCACCATCTGGGTCTCGGATGCACGGATCGCTTCTTCCTTGGTCATGGAGTGCGTGTCGATGCCACGCATGATGAGGTAGATATGCTCGGGCACCGCCTGTACCCCATCACGGAACTCCACCTCGACAGCCATCAGGAGACGACCTGGTCCGTGGTATGGATGTGCGGCCCGAAGTTCGCTCGCTGGAAGTCATTGAGGGTCGTCACGGTCACCACCTGGTCAGAGGTGTGCATATGCTGGATCTTGTGCATCGAATGGCGCAGATCCGTCACGCCGACCAACGAGACGATCTGATCACTGGCATGGAGGTGCTGACGCGCCATCGCACGCTCGAACTTGTTGAGCGCCATCTAGAAGCTCCTCTTCTTACCCAGCGAGCCGAAGAACGCTCCACCGACGCCGGTCTCCATGGCGTAGCCGAGCGCATCGACCATGTCGTCATGACCCTTCGGGAACTGGAGCAGTTCGATCTCGAAGTCCGAGCCAGCGAGGCTCTGGTGGTGATAGACCTTGCCTGACTCATACCGAGCCGCGACGGACCGGGCTCGAGTGACCTTGTCGACCTCGGCCTTCTTGCCGACGATGGGCAACATGGTCGAGTTGATCATGTCCTTGACGAATGCGCCCTGGAACTGGTTGTTCTCGACGATGATCTTGCTGATGAGCGGATTCGCCTTCGCGCCATCCATGACGAACTCGCGATGGCCAGTCTCGATCTTGGCCCGCGCCACATCGAAGACGAACGAGTTGCCCTGGTCGTCCTGGGCCACCACGACCCTGGCCGTCCAGTCCGCTCGCTGCTTCTCGGAACTTGCCAGGTCGACGCCCATCTTCCAGGTATAGCCACCCGGGTTAGGAGGTAGCTGGGTGAAGTATTTGTTGGCGAACCACTCCCGCCGGAAGATGTTTCCCGACATGAGTCCGCTGATGTCGTTGAGGTAAGAGCAGGCGAACATCGCGCTACCCATGTCCCGACGTTCCTGCTCGAGCTTGTCGAGTGGCCACATGTCGGGCCACAGGGCATGGGGCTTCTTCTGGTCCTTGTCTTCCTTGTCGTAGTAGATCGCGCCCCGGACCAGGGACGGCCACTTCTTCTCTTCGATGAGCTTCTGGTACAGGTCGCTCTCAGCCCAGCGCGTCCCGATGACGATCATCGAACCACCCGGCACGAGACAGGGCTTGAGCGTCTTCCAGAACCAGTTCTCGACCTTCTCACGCTGTTCGGGGTTAGCCGAGTTGTCCTCGTCGAGGATGTCGTCGCACAGGATGAGATCGAAGCGCTTGCTGATGATCGCACCACCCGCGCCCGTGGAGTACATGTTGACGTCCTTGGTCCCGATCAGGGCCGAGTTGAGCTGGATCCACTCGACGTCGTTCCACTTGTGCT